ACCGCATATTCAAACGTGACGCCGATCGCGCGGGGCTGGGTTTTCACCCAGGACTCGACGGTATCGAGGAGGCCCATGGCATCGAGTTGAAGCCGGAACTGGCGGGGCGAAACCACCGTGACGGGGGCCGGCGGGGGCGGCGGAGGCTCATCCATCACCCATGGCACGAGCTTGTGCCCAGCATAATCGGCCTCGATCTCGGGGGCGTGCACGGTGTCGCCATTGGGCAGGCGCAAGGGGTTGGGGACATCAACCGTGGTGCCCCACGTTCCGCCCCACGTTTTCACCTCGGCCCCGGTTTCGGTCTCGATGAGCTTATAGCCAACGGTCATTTGCATGGATCACATCCCGAGCATGGGGAGGTTGGTGGGGAAATAGGTTGCCACGAGCGGCGTGTAGGTGACGATCACGAGTCCCTGCTTTCCGGCGCCCGTGGTCACGTTGACGGCGCCTGAGGAGCTTGCGGCTCCGCCGCCCGCGCCGTAGTTGCCGCCCGCGCCGCCCGCATTGGCCGAGCCATTGTTGTTGCCGCCGCCACCCGAGCCGCAGCCATATGAAGCCGAGAACTCGGTGCCGTTGCCGCCCGCTCCGCCATTGCTTGCGCCGCCCGCCGTGGTGCCATTGTTGGCGGAACCACCCGCCGTTGCGACGAACCCGGTTGAGGTGCTATCAGCACCCGCGCCACCCGCGCCGGATGGACCCGCCGCGCCACCACCACCGGAGCCCCCCGTGCCCGACGCGCCTGTGAGGTTTCCACCGCGCCCGCCCGCGTTTTTCGTCGTGCCCCAGCCCGCCGTCGTGGCCCCGCCCGCGCCGCCGTTCTGGCTTCCCGTCCCGACCACGCCAGCCGTGCCGCCCGCCGCCGAGCACTTGGTGTTGTCAGCCCCGTTGCCCGGATCGGCCGAGGCGTTGAACCATGTGGGCTCACCATTGTTGCCCGCTGCGGAGGATGTGGCGACACTTGACGCGCCGCCCGCCGCCACCCGGTAGGTCGCGGTCGTGGTGCCAGGAGAAGCGAAGGAAAAGTTGGTGATCTTGGAATAGGCGGCACCGCCCCCGCCCGTGCCATGGCCCGCCGCGCCAGCAACACGCGCCCCGGAGGCCCCGCCGCCGAGGCATTCGACCGTGTTGGCGGCATTGTCCCAATCCGAGGGCGATGTGTAGGTCTGGTTTGATCCCGTGGTGGTGAGGATCGTTTGCGTCGAGAACTCATAGACGAGATCGGTGCCGATGCCGGGATGCCACTCGGGCGAGGGAAGTCTCCACAAGTCGCGCTCGACCCCAAGCGATCCCGAGACGAGCGCAAAGAGGAAGGCGTCGAGATCGTCGCGGTCGCGGAAGATGCCGCGCCACACGACATGGCCATCATGGGCGCGCGCCCGGATGCGGAACAGCGTGTGCGTGGTATCGTTGCCGAATTCATCCTTGGGCACAAAGGCCGAGGGCGTGCGCCACTCCCGCACCGGCACCGGCATGAGGAATTTCGGCTCGTATGGCCGCAGAATCATCATTGCAGCGCGTACCAACTGTAGGTCGCCACCGCATTGATGCGGCGGATGGAGAGAATGAATTTGCTGGTATTGGTGGTGGCGTAGGCCGAGCCCGTCGATGAGCCCACCGTGAAGCCCGAGAAGGTGATGGCGCCCGCACTCGCACCATTGGTCACGAGAATGTCAATTGCACAATCGGAGGACGGGGCCGCCAGCGTGTGCGCGCCGTTGTTCGTGTAATACTGATAGTTGCCGTTCGCCGGATCGGGCGTTGTGGTGCCGCTCGAAACCGTGCCGATATTGTTGGGCGTGACGGTGAAGCCCTTGGTGATAAGCGAGGTCGTGCCGGGGTGCATGTAGTCGGTGCCGGCCGTCGCCGCGGAGAATGCGCTTGTGCCGTTGCCCTTCACAATGCCGGTGAGTGTCGCAACACCCGTGCCGCCGCGGGAAACGGAAAGCGTGCCCGATACGGCGTAATCCATGTTTAGGAGGCTGTTGGCGCTGGAATACCAAAGCGTTGTGGACGCGGCCCAGAACAGCAATTCGCCGCCCACCGGGATTTGAATGGAGGCGTTCGCCGCAAGCGCGTCAATGGAGCCACCGGAGGCCGGGTAGACGTTGATCGGGTTGGCGCCCTTGTTGATGATCTTGAGGAAGCGCCCGCCCGTAGTCGATGGCGTCGGAAGCGTGACGCCCGAGGGGTTATTCGAGGCCGTGGTGATGATGTTGAGATCGGCGGTGAGCGCGCCCTGCCCCTGCGCATTGGTGCCCGCCGTGATGGCGACGGAGATATTAACGCGCATGTTGGTGATATTCGGCCCGGTGGCGAACACCGCATTCCCGGAGCCCGTGTAGGAGTTGGAACCAATGACCCGCTGCGCCCAAGACGATGTGCCCGTGCCCGTCGAGGCCGTGGTGCAAACATAGTCCATTGCCATGTTGGCAACATGGGTTGCGGGAAACGCCGTGCCATCGCTTGCCTGGACGGTGACAACGCCCGTCGAGAGGTTGACGATTCGATAGGCCCAGCCGAGCGCCAGCGTGGCCGCGTCGGGGAGTTTGATTGTCTGAGTCGTGGAACCCGTGACAAAGATCAGGAGCGCGCTGGAATTCGTCAGCGTTGTGGTGCCGGCCGCCGAGGTGATGGTTTGGAAGCCCACGAGGTCCGTGATGGCAGCGGGGCCGGTGGTCTTGCCCGTGCCGCCCGAGCCGATCACCAGCGTGCCGCCCATGGTGAGCGTGCCGGACGTGGTGATCGGGCCGCCCGTGATGGTGAGGCCCGTTGAGCCACCGGAGCCGTCAACGGAGGTGACGCTGCCCGAGCCCGCCGCGCCCACCGGCCCGGTCGGTCCCGTGACGCCCACCGGACCCGTGGCCCCGGTCGCACCCGTGACGCCCACCTGGCCGGCGGCGGTGATGTTCCAATCCGCGAGCGTGCCCGATCCGCCGGTGAGGTCCACGTTGACAGTGAGGGTGGTGCTCGTGAAGGCGGTGATGGCGCCTTCCATGAAATTCGCGGTGTTCGCCGCCGAGGCAAGCCGCACCCGCTGGCCAACGGCAAAGGCCGTGGCCGTGGCGGCAAGGTTGGTGGTGAACGCCTTGGAGCCGGTGCCGATCGTCGTGGAGGTGGTGCTCGTGAGGCCCGCATAGCCGATCCCGGTGGGGCCCGTGGCGCCGGTCACGCCCTGGGGCCCGGTGGCCCCGGTCGGACCCGTTGGCCCGGTGGCGCCCGTGACGCCGGCGGGGCCCGTGGCACCTACGGGGCCGGTCGCACCCGTGACGCCCGCACCCGTGGGCCCGGTGGGGCCGGTTGGCCCCGTCGCGCCGGTCACACCAACCGAGACCCACAAATCCCATTCGATGGCCACCCCCGGCACCTTGTTGGTGTTGGAGGTGTTGGCGATCCACGACGATCCGCCATACTGGACGCCATCATTGGCGACGTAGGCCGTTCCCGAATCCCATGCGCCTTGCCAGAAAACACCCGTGCCCGTGGGCCCGGTGGCACCCGTTGCCCCGGCGGGGCCCGTGGCCCCCGTGGGCCCGGTTGCGCCCGTCACACCCGCCCCGGTGGGGCCCGTCGCGCCGGTGGGCCCGGTCGGCCCGGTCGGCCCCGTCGCGCCGAGAATGTTGCCGATGAGAGTCCACGTCCCGGCGATCTTCTCGTAGAGGTCATAACCGGGGATCACGATGTAGAGATCACCGTTTTTGCCGTCACCGGCGCTCACGCCCGCGCCCGCGCCGATGTCGGTGCCATCCGGTCCCGTCGCACCCGTTGCGCCGGCTGGCCCGGTCGCACCCGTGACACCCTGGGGCCCGGTTGCCCCAACGGGGCCCGTTGCGCCCGTCACGCCCACGCCGGTCGGGCCCGTGGCACCCGTCACGCCTACGGGGCCGGTCGGCCCGGTCACGCCCACGGGCCCGGTGGCACCGGTGATGCCGATGGCACCCGTGGCGCCGATCGGCCCGGTGGGGCCGGTCGCACCCACGGGCCCGGTGGCACCCGTTGCGCCCACAGGTCCAGTTGCACCGGCCGGGCCGGTGGGCCCGGTCGGTCCCGTGGCCCCGGTCGGGCCGCCAGATGGCCCGGTTGGCCCAATCGGGCCGGCCTCGATCACCTCAAGGATGATGGTGTCCTCGGTGATGACCTCGACGGTATCGCTAGACATCGGGGTTGTCCCCTCCCTCACCGATCAGATTGCCCATGAGGATCACTTGCTCGCGGCCATCGATGTCGCGCTGCACCTCGTAATGGGTGAGCGGGCCCTCGGGGATGAGGCGCGATTGCGCGACCGTTAGCTGCACCGTGGCACGCGCATTTGTGACCGTCTCATCGTCGGAAAGGGTGATGCCGGTGCCCACCCCGAGCGTCACCGTGTTACCGCCATTGACGAAACGGAATTTCAGCGAGGAGTCGAGCGAGACAAGGGTGCCCCCGGTGCCCCCTGCCCGATATCGCAACACAATCGGATCGGGCGCGCCGATATGGATGTAAAAGTCTTTCGTCGGCGTGGCGTTGATGCTGGACATGGCGGGTGCATCATACCGCCGTTAGCACCCATCGCCAACGCCTTACTTATTACTAAGTAGCGCAATATTGAGCATCTATGCCCTGTTGTGCGGCCTCACGGCGAGGTGATGAACTCGCGGCGGCGGAGGAGATAGATTTTGCCGGCCGAGATATTCCCCGCCGTGAAGGAAATGCGCGCCTTGAGGAGCTTTTGTGCGGTCGAGTTGAAGGAACCCGCGTCTTGCTGGCCTCCCGCATAGATCGTGTTTCCGGCCCATGTGTTGGGAACCACCATATGGGCCTTCTTTGTGAGCCGCGGCGTGCGCAATTCCACATCGAGCCCGAAGCTGGTCATATTTGCGAAATCCTGCCCCGACGCGATGAGGCGCCCATAGGCGGCGCTCGTGGCAAAATAGCCATCAAGCGTGAGTCGCACGTTGACGCCACCGGCATCGCACGAGAGATCGGTGGTCACAATGCGGTATTCCCAGCCATCCGCGAAATCCGACGTGACCACGCTCGCCACCGATCCGCTCACCGCGGAACTATAGATCAGCCCATCCTTGCCATCGCCCACCGTCACCTTGTCCACGGGGTGCCAGCCATAGACCGAGATCGGCGCGCCGCTGGCGCCCTCCGCGATGGCGATCGGATTGTCGCGCATCGCCGTCATTGTGGTGCTCGACGGGATGGCGCCAACCGCCACGGCTGCATTCGAGATCGTGGAGTATGTTGTCATTAGAGCCACCTATAAGGTTGTTCGACGCCAAGGGAGTCCTTGCCATCCTCATCGAGCCACACGTAGGGCTGCGGGTTGCCATCGGCATCGTTGCCCAAATCATCAAGCCAGGACCAGATCACGCCGCCCTTTTCATTGTCCTCGGCAGTGAAACGGTAGGTGAGGCCGTTGCGCAAGACCTCGGCCGAGGTGATGAGCCACGATCCGTCACGCGCCGCCCCGGTATAGTCCACATCGAGATAGTGGCGGATCGTCACCACCGAGCCGGTCCAGATCGATTCCGCATCCTTGGCGGAAAGCTCAAACGTGACCTCTTTGCGCACGTCCGAGAAGCGGTCGAGATAGGATTGCGAGAGGCTGTTGGCGATCGCCTGTGAGCCGATGAAGCGGCAAAATAGCTCGCGCACCTGGGGCTCGCCGCCGTATTGGGCCTGTTTCAGCACGTCAATGTAGGCCGCCACCCGCTGGTAGTTGGTTTTCTCGGTGACGGATTTGATCGGGGTGCGCTGGATATAGTAGACGTGCACCTGTGAGGCGCGCTGTTCCGGCAATTCGCGGATCGAGAGCGAGCCCGCCACGATCGCATCGTCATCGGTCAAGAGATAGGGCGACTCCTCGGGCCTGACTGCCCGGAGCATGATCTCCTGGGTGCGCTCATCCCACCACACATTCACGAGGGCTTGGAGGCACACCTCGCCGGCGAGCGTGTCGATATCGACGGGATCGGCAATGAAACAGGTGAAATTGTAGTCGGGCCGATAGGTGGTCTTTTCCGCCGCCCATGTGTCGAGATTGATGTAACGCGCGGGGATGCCGCCCCAATTCACGAACAGGTCATAGATGATTTCATGGAACGGGCGGGCGTTATAGTAGATCGCCCGCTGCACGCGGTCGTTTTGCTTGTGGGCGTCGGCGGTTGTACTTGCCGAGGCCCGCGTGAGGCCGGTGAAATACAGGTTGGAGGAGTCCGTTTCATACACCTGGGTGTATTGGATGATCTCGTCACCGATGCGCACATAGCCGGCCGACTCGTAGTCGCTCAAGAGCGCGCCGGCCACCGTGAAATTGGTGGCGCCCGAGGTGATGTCGGCGGCAAGCTCGCCGGTCGAGACATAGGGGGCGGTAATGTTGGTGTCCGTGACCTTGCGGAGGATGTCCTTGGCGGTGATCGACACGCCGTCCTTGCCGAAGTCGATCTTCTCGATCACGTACTCGCGCTTGGTCATGGCCGAAAGCGGCTGGCCCTCGCTGCCCTCGTAGATGTTGAGGGTGTAGCCCACATGGAAGGGGTTGCGCGCCAGCCACTTTGTCCAGAATGAGCCCACCTGGGAGGGATCATAGGAGCGCGAGGTCACATAGGGATCGGTCCCGATGTCATTCCACGGAAAATCCTTGATCTTGACATTGCACACCGCGCGATAGCCCAGGGGCGATTTGTCCTTGGAACCCGAGGCCACGTTGAGCACGGTGGGCGCGGTCTGGTAGCCGACGAGCGCCGGGATCGCAAGCGCCGGCTGGAAATAGTAATCGATGAGGAATGTATCGCTCGCCTCGGTGATGAGCGTGTCGCCGGCCTCGGTGATGAGGTTGATGGCGTTGTCCTGCCAATCATAGACATCATGGCGCACGAAGCGGAGCACCAACTCGTTGGTGAGGTCGAGGGCCGCCACATAGCTGCATGTCTTGGAGGTGTTCCAGCAATGCTCACCCGTGGCGAGGCACGGCGAGGTGCCGAACACCCGCGAGCAAAGCGGCTGCACGATCTCCACCACCTCAAGCGGGCGCGTGGCAAAGGTCGCCATTTAGTAATATCCCGTCACGCTGAGACTCACCGATCGGTAACTGTTGACGCCCATGTTGACCGGCTCCACGTCCCGATCTGTCCACACGAAACCGACATCGGTGGTGATCTTGGAAGGGTTGCCGGCGATGAAAAACGGGTTGAGCGGCAGGGTGAGCGCGAAGGGCTCAAAATAGGTGTCATACCAAGAGGTGGTGAGGTAATCCCACTCATAGGAACTGGCCACCGCGCGGCGCTTGATGATGCGGCCAAGCCACTGGCCGGTTTCGGAGAACTGCTGTTGCGCCTCGGTGATGCGATTCAGGTTCAAGGGCTTGTGCCCGGCATAGAGCGGGATCGGCATTTGCAGCGCCTTGCCGGCTCGGATGATGCCAATGGCCACATCCGAGCCATCGGAAAACACGAGTTGCACCTCGCGCACCGTGTAGGGCACGCCCACATTGTTGAACAGAACGCAGATGGTCGAATTGTCGGTGGGCGAAATCGTGCGCCGTGTGGTGTAGGGCCCGCCCACCACGGCGGCGGTCTGAATTTCAAAGGATTTGCCCGAGAGGTTATGCGCGGCGATGAACAGGCAATCGACCTCGGAATCGGCATCGGCGGTGAGGAGCCACGATTGCGAACCGGGCGACAAAAGCCACCGCTGCGAGGTGTAATCGTTGCCGGCATAGTCGGGGTTTGTGCCGTCGCCGGTGATCGTGCCGGTGATCGGCGCATAGAGGATGCGCGCATGGTTGAGCGGATAGTTGGAGCCCACCGTATAATTTGCGGTATCGATCATTAGGGAATGGTCCCTGCGGCGGTGATGATCCAGTTGGTGCCGTCCGATTGAATGTCGGCCCATGCGCCGATGGTGGCCGGGAGAATGGCCGTGGTGGCGGCGCCGCCGCCTTTCTGCACCACGTTGGAGGAGGCCGAGACCACAAGCTGCGCCTGGCGCGTGAGGATGCGGAGGATGCGGCCCGAGACGCCCGAGGCGGCCGGGAGCGTCAAGGTGTTGGTGGCGGCACGATTGTTGATGATCGTGGTGTTGGTCGCACCCACCGTGTAGTTGGTTGTCACCGTCACCGGCGCGCTCAAGGCGAAAGACCCGTTGACATGGAGCTTTGCGATCGGCGTCGAGGTGCCGATGCCCACGCGGTCGGTCGAGGCATCGGTGAACAGCAAGTTGGCGTCGGTGTCGCCCTCGAAACGCGCATCCTTGTCGGCGCCCGCCTCGTTGAACACGAAGGTGTCGGCAAAGTCGGCGGCCGGAATCGATTTGAACAACTCGGCGCGCGTCTGCTTCTTGGTCTCGGTGGCGCTCGTGTCCACGATGACATAGACATCATCGGTGGCCGAAAGGGCCCCGGTCAAGGCGGTGAGGGCCGATATCTTCTTGTTGGCCATTAGGCGATGACTCCGCGAATCTGCCCGCCGTTGCGTTGCGTGCTGTTCAATTGGTCGATGAACTGGCGGGCGAATTTCTCGCCAAAGCCCATCGGATCATTCATCAAGGTGAAACTGAACGTGGTGGTGGGCCCGCCGCCGTTGCCGCCATTGCCGCCCACGATTCCATTGTTGCGCCAGTTTCCGCCGCCGCCGCCACCGCCGCCGCCCCCGCCGCCTCCACCACCACCGCCACCGCCCTCGCTCACCGCCTTGATGGCGGCCACGGCACTCATGCCCTTGGCGAACACGATGGCGTAATTGGCGAGCTTCTGAGGAAGGGTGATGGCGGTCGGATCATTCATGGCGCTCACCGCGGCGCGAATGGTGTCTACAATCGCCTGTGCCGCGGCCATCGCCTTTGCCACCTTGAGGAGCCGTTTCCCTCCCGATTGCGCGGCCGAGGCCATGGAACCGAAGAAAGAAGACGCCGCCGAGAGATCGTTATCAAGGCGCGTCTGCTGGATCGCGGCGAGCGCCTTCTGGTGCTCCTCCGCCAGCTTGCGCGATAGCTCGTAATAGGTCTGTTCCGTGATGAGCTTGTTGTTGAGCGCATTTTGCAGGACATTCGCATCTTCATCATATTGCGCCTGAATCGTCTCGGCTTCCGTCATCAAGCCTTCTTGAATGGCCTTGAGGCGGTCCACGAAGAACATGCCCACCTCTTGCGAGGGGGCGATGCCCGGCACCGGGCTCGTGTCCTTCTGGTCGGTGGAACCGGGAAGGCGGGGCGCGTTGGTCTTCCCGCCCACGCTGTCGAGGAGCGATTGCGCATCGCCGGGCTGCGCCTTGAAGCGGCCAGGCGTCAAGAGCACGCCGCCGAGGTCGCCCTTTTGCGCGGCCATGCCCTCGATGAGGCCAAGCTGTTCAAGGACACCCGCCAGTGCCTCGATTTCCTTCCGGGTGGTGGCAATGCGGGGATCAAGGCCCTCGAACCACTTGGCCATGCGCTGGAACCAGTCGCCCACCGACATCCCCGTGTCGGCAAGGTCAAGAAACCGCTCGGTCAAGTCGATGAGGGTGGGGAGGAGCGGCTCCACGATGGTTTGCGCCAGCCCTTGAAGCCCGGTCTGCAAGCGGGTGAGGTTATCGTTGAAGGTCTCGGCCGAGCGCGCGGCATCGCCCGAGATCACCACGCCGAGGCGCTTGGCCTCCTCGGTCATGCCGGCGATGCCTGAGCGCCCCGAGTTGAGGAGCGGGATCAACTGAGCGCCCGAGCGCCCGAAAATGTCCATGGCGATCGCCGTCTTGCCCGCGCCGTCCTTCATGTTGGCGAAGGCGTCGGCCACATCCGCGAACACCTCATCGGCGGCGCGGAGATTGCCGGCGGCGTCGGTGGCCTTGATCCCGAGGGCGTCGAGGCCGTTGGAACCGGCCTCCATGTTCTTGGAAAGCTGCTGCAAGCCAACCTGTAGCTCACCCAATGACACATCGGAGAGCTTGGCGGCATAGGAGAGGCCCGAAAGCGCCTCGGTGGTCACACCCACCTTTTGCGAGAGCTTGCCAATCTCGTCGGCATAGTCGATCGCCGCCCGGCCGGCGTCAATGAACGCCTTGACGGTGAGGCCGCTGGCGATCGAGGCCGCGGCACCCTTGGCAAAGGTCATGAGCGAGGCTTGCGCCTTGTCGAGCCCCTGGGTGAGCCCCGAGGTGTCGGCGCCGATCTTGACCGTGATGCCGTTAACCTGTGCCACTAGCCCAAGAGTCCCTTCAATTCCTCGACCTCCGCCAGGGTGAGATTGCCGGCGAACCGATCCGATTTCTCGGCGGGCGCCTTCAATTCATACTCAAGCCACCACTCGGAAATCGTCATGTTCCAAAACTCCGAGGGCTGGATTCCCCACTCCCTCGCCCACAGGTACATTCCGTCCCAATCTAGGCGCCCGATGTCTCCGCCCGCGCCGGGCTCGTCGCCTCCCCGGTTTGGGCGTCGGGATTTTTTGCCTCGGTCTCCCCCGGCGCGAAGGCTTGCAGCACCACGCCGATCATGGCCGTCACGTCCTCCTGGCGCCCGCGGATCAACTCCGCATAGGCGTCATCTTCCGTCACCTTGGCGCCGGCCGATTGCAGGATGCGGGCGAGCACGAAGGCGATGTGCGAGAGCGGCGGCCGGCCCTGTGCCGTGCGCACCGCAATATCGGTGAGCGAAATATCGCCCATTTCGATCGAGCGCATGAGGCGCATGGTGGGCGTGAAGCGGAATTCCTGCCCGCGCCAGGTGATGATAAGCTCTCGAAATACGCTCAAGGGTGCTCCTATCAGGTGAAGGTGATGGCGCCGGAACTCTGGATCGTCGCCGTAAAGGTCACGGCGTCGGCCTGCTCACCCGTGAGGGCGAGCGAGGCAAGGTAGAAATTCCCCGAGAACGATCCGATGCCCAGCACCTCGACGGTGTAGGCTTCAAGAAGCGCCGAGCCGGCGCCCACCGCAAGCGCGAGGAAGGTCGAGTCGATCGTGACGCCCTGCACCTCGCAATCGATCGAGCGCACGCCGGCATCGGCCAGGTAGGTGCGCCACCCGGCGTCATCCTTGCTGGTGATGTCGATCGGCTCATTGTTGATGGTGATCGAATCGGAGCGCGCGCCCGCGATGGCGGTGGAACCGCGCTTGAGGCGGAGCTTGCGGCCGGAGAGTGCAGCCATGATGATCGTCCTTTCTTAGGTCACAGGTCCGCGGATGTTGGAATAGGCAATGGTCGAGCCCACGGAATTCGTCGCGGTGACGCGGCACCGGATGTATTTGCCGGCATCGGCACCCGTGAGGGCGTAGGTGCTGCCGGTGGCGGCGGCGATGTCGGTCCACCGCGGATCGTTGGGATCGGAGGAAACGCAACGTTGCCACTGGCGGGCGTAGGTGATGGTCGCATCACCGGCCCATGTGCCATTCGTGGTGGTTTGGGTGTTGGTGCCCGAGAGCGTGCCGGTGATCGCCGGCGCCACGGTGTTATAGGGCCCGATCGTCACCACCATGTTTTCACCGCTCTCAAGGGTAGCGGTGAAGGTGATGGCATCGCCTTGTTCCGCGCCAAGCTGCAAGGCTTGCAGCATGAAATCCCCGGTGAGGGTGCCGATCCCCGATATGGTGACGATGCACTCTCTCAGGAGCGTGGAGGTGGGGTTGCCAACCGCATCCGCGAGGAGCGTGCTATCCTTGAGCACACCCTGCACCTCGCAGGAAATCGAGCGGAGGCCGGCATCCGCGAGGAGCGTGCGCCATCCGCCATCATCCTTGTCGGTAATGTCGATTGGCTCATTATTGATCGTGACGCTATCCGTGCGGGCCCCGACGATATTAACGCCGTTTCGATTGATGCGCACCGCGCGGCCCGAAAGCGCCATTACTCACACCTCACAACTAAGCAAAGCATAACACGCGCCGCCTAGGTTAGCCACAGAACACGATAGAGAATCAGCGCGCGCTTGGTCTTGCCATCGGGATCGCGCGCAAATGTGACCGATTCCAACTCGGTGGTGATGTGGGTGGCGCCGCTGATGCTGAGACTCTGGCGGCGCAACCGCGCATCGATCGCATCGCATACCGCCTTGAGGTCGAGCATCGAGGTGGCGCGATCCCACACGTCGATTTGCACGAGCGCAGAACCGCCGGGCGCGTCCTTGGTGTCGTAAGGCGTGATGGTGCCGGCGCCGATCACCACGAGCGGGAAATCCGATTCCTTCTCGGGGTCGGCCGCCTGCGGCACGTCGGTGAAGATCGCCGCGAGCGGAGCGTAGGCCGTCGAGAGAAGGCTCGTCACGCTCGTATCGTTGAGGCGGGTGTAAACTGCCTGTTGCAGCGCGGCGGATTTCATGGGCGGCCCCCTCTTGCACGCGCGATGACCCGCGCAACACGGGCCTCAAGCCGGGGCCCGGCCCGCTCGGCGGCCGGCATCCACGAGGGGCGCGGCTCCATCTTCCATGTGCCGAATTCAAGGTGGAAGGCGTAGGCAAGCCGCGAGCCGATCGCCGCCGTCATCGGCCCGAGCTTGGTGATGTAGGTCGAGGAAACGAGCGCGCCGGTGTCGGTCGCCGGGGCTTCCCCCGGTGCAGAGGCCCGATGCGAAATCCTGCCGCCCTTGCCGCGCTTGTAGATCGCCCCGGTCTTGGGCGGGCCCTGGATTTGCTTCCGCACGTCGGTGAGCATTTCGAGCGCCGAGGCCATCACCGCTTGGTCAACGGCCGTTTCCACGCCCCGGCCATAGGCGCGGATCGCGGCGCGCACCTCGTCAACGCCGCGGATCGAGACGGTGATCGGCTGCGCTGCGCTCATGCCGCGACTCCCCCATCCACGTCGATCTGCAACCACTTATCAGCGAACTCGATGTTATCGAGATATCGGATGTTGTGCACCTTATCGCGGATTTTCACGCGGTCGGATTCGAGGAGGTCGGATGTATAGCGCACCACGAGGCGGAGGCGCACGATGGCCTCGGTGCGATCCGAGGCATATCGCTCGGACCCGCTCACCGGGAGCACCGCCGCATAGGAGGGTGATCCGGTGATCTTGGCCCAGGACTCGGTTTGCCCGCCGGCGCCATCGCTCGTCAGGGTGCGGCGCTCAAACGTCACCGGCTCCTTGAGGCGGCCGGCGTGAAACTCGCAGCACCGGAGCGCCATCTAGAGCCCCATCGGCTGGTACTGGCGCATGATGGCCTCGGCGCCCGAGGCGCGATAGGCGTCGGCCGGATCGCACTCGTCGCCGCGGTGCGAGTAATTGTAGGCGGCAAGCTGCTTCACCGCGCGCTTGAGCGGCGCCGGCACGTTGGCCGCCGAGGTGTAGCCGGCCACGAATACGATCTCGATCGCGTTATTGGCGCGCATCGCCACCGGCCAGGTCTGCCCGCGCTTCACGGTGAGGCGGCCCGGCGTCGAGTAGAGATCGACGTCGAACACATCGCCGGCCGTGAGGGTGGTGGCGTTGCCGTCCTCGTCATAGGTCTTGAGCGAGGTGATCGAGGCGAGCGGCCACTTGGGGATCGCAACCGAACGCTGCGAGGCGGAATAAAGCTCGGCAATCGAGCCATCCCGCGTGCCATCCCACCATGCTTCACCGCCGGTCGGCCAGCGATCGAGGGAAAGCCGCCACGATTGGGTGAGGAAGGCGAGGCCCGTGCGGTTTTCGATCTCGGTGCGCGCATCGGTGATGTAGGCGCCGGCGTCGGGGAACTCGGCCGCCGAGGTGCGCATGTGGAGGTGTAGCTCGTTGGCCGTCACCGGCTCGACGGTGGGGGCGACGGTGAGCGAAAGGCCGCGGTGCTGGTAGAGCGGGAAGGCGTCACGGAGCGCCATGGGCATCGCCCTCCTCTTTGCGCGGGCGGCCACGCGGGCGGGCGGGAGCCTTCACCTCGGGGGCGGCCACCACCTTGTTTTCAAGCTCGGGCCCCAGGATCACGCCGGCGCCATCCTGCAAGGCCATGGCGGCGAGCGGGCCGGTGACGATGAGGCCGGCCCGGTAGGGGAGCTGGCTCCACTCGGGGCGGGCCGTGTAATCGCGGGTGAGCCTTACTTGCACGTTTCGCCCTCCACGAGGCGGTTAGGATGCCTGGAATGGTCATAGCGGCGCTCGACCTCGGCGGCGGCCGGCACGGGCTTGGCCTCAAGGCGCACCTTGACGCCGCCATCCTCGCGGGTGTCGAGGTAGACATCGGCGCAATCATAGCCATAGAGGCGTTCCGCCTCGGGCGCACAGGCATCGAGGAGCGATGATTGCTCGGGTACGGTGATCGCAATGCCGCGGGCGGCGGCGATGCCGAGCCAGAACTCGACACAGGCGCGGCCCTGTTCCGCCTTGTGGGCGTTGGGCAAGGTGTAGTCGATCCCAAAGAGCGAGATTTTCTTGACGCCGATGTGAATGGCATAGGCCACGGCATAGGCGGCGGTTGAATTGAAATAGGGTGCGCCGCCGTTGCTATCGAGGCCGGCGTTGAGCACGTCCTCCAACGGGAAGGCCACCATGCCGGGATAGCCGGGGCGCGGAATCGAGGTGTAGATCGGGCCGGGGTGTGATTTCAGCCACCGGACCATTGCGGCGATGTTGGAGAACGGCCGCTCGACGGCGCGCGCTTCCTGCACGAGCACGTCATCCATGTGAAACACGCGGTCGCAGCGGAGCACATCGCCCATGGCGTTGATGCCCCACACCTCGTTACAGTAGGCCGACGCCCCGCCGAGGCCCTTGGCCAACTCAAAGAAGGCGGCGCACGAGGGCCCGAGGCCGACGATCGAGACGTGTTCCGGGGCGGTCTGCTTCACCTTCACCTCATTCATGTTGCGGGCCACGGCGATGAGCGTGCGGCCCTCGATTCCGGCTTCCACCTCGGAAGTGGGGCCGGCCTGCCCGTGCCATTCCATCGCCTGCCAGCCGGCGCCGGCGAGGAGATCGGAGAACTCGGCCTTGGTGTAGTGCCGGAAATGGAACTTGATCCGGCCGCGGTGCGGGAAAACCGTTTCGTTGGGAACGCTCGCAAAGAGCGTGCCGGCGATCTCGGCCCAATGGCGCAAGAGGGGTGCGGGGTTGGCCAGGTGCTCGATGGTCTCGAAACTCACCACCGCATCGAAACGGTGGATTTCGAGGCCGCGCAATTCCTCGGCCTTGGCGCAAATATACTCGGCGTTGGGATGCGCATAGTGTTCGCGGGCGTAGGCGATGGCCTCGGGGCTTGCGTCAACCGCGATGACCTTGTGCCCGGCCTTGGCGAGGATGTGGGCGCCATAGCCAACACCGCAGGCGAGATCGAGAACACGGGAACCGGGCACCAGGCGGCCGGCCACGAATTCGTAGCGGGCCACATGGTCGCGCCGGATGCCTGACACATCCGGCGCCACCTGTCTCTCGCCGTTCCTCAATGTCACGGGCTTACGCCTAGGGGCGGATTGCCGGATTGCCGAGCACCGCAACGGCGGCGACCACGGCGGTGGCCGTGCCGGTGCCGTAGAGGCGGAGTTTCAGATACCGCTTGCTGCCCACATAGCCCACCTTGCCGCTCTTGGCGGCGGAGAGGGTGAGGGGCGCCTTGGTGCCCACGAGGTCGGCCGCGGCAACCGAGGTGAAGGAACCGTTGGTCGTGTCGCCTTCATAGACCACCGGGGTGATCGTGTCGGCAACCGAGGCCGAAGCGCCCGAGGAGTAGATGAATTCCACCGACTCAAAGCCGCGGCGATCGAGCGCACCGGAGAGCTTGCCGCCGGCGATGCCGGTGGTGCCAACCGCCGCGGGGGTGATCGCGTGGAGGATGGAGATATTGTTGTGCATGTCGCGCATGGGTGTGATCCCTAGATGGATTGAACGGGGAGGAAGGCGGGAGGCGTTGGCCCCCCGCCGTCACGACTACGTGCCGAACTCGATCAGCTTGATGGCCTCGAAATTGACCACATCGCCGCCGACGCGCTTCGTGGTGTAGAACTCCACGTAGGGCTTGCTGCTGTAGGGATCGCGGAGGGTGCGGATGCCGATCCGGTCCACGATCTGGTAGGCTTCGCGCATGTCGGCCACCGCCATCGAGAGCGAGTTGGCGGCAAGCGCCTCCATGTCCTCGAAAGCCGCCACCGAATAGCCGACGAGCGTGGCCGGCTGGCCCGCCTGGTTGCTCGGCTGCCACTGGTACTGGCCGTCGCTATCCTTGAGCTTGCGCGCAAGGGCGGTGACGGCCCGCGACATGAACCACGTCGCGTTGGCGCGATAGGGTGCCTTGAGGCCGTAGAGAGCATCAAGCACCTTGTCCAGACCACCGGGGTTGGCGGCGAAGGCCGACGAAACGCCGGTCTTGAACCGCTCGATGGTGCCGGGGTTGGTGGTGCCCGCGGCGTAGGTGAGGAAGCCGCGCGGCTTGTTGATGCCGTTGCCCGACACGAACGCCGTGCTCTCGTCACGGGCGAACTTCTCCGCCACCTTGCCGGCGAGCCATGCCTCCATGTTGATGGAAGCATCATCGAGGAGCTTCTGCGTTGCCTTGGGCTTCGCATAAAGCTCGTGCACCGGGATGCGCCACTTGCCGATCTGCGGCGTGTTGGTCTCGCTGCGCGATTCCGTCTCGCCCACCCATCCCGAGGATGCCTCGTTGAGGTCATAGAGACCTTCCAGCGCATCGGTCGAGATCACCTGAATGGAGGCATAGGCGCGCATGGGCGAGGTCTCGAAGACCTTGGCCACGATCCGGCCGCTCATGTCGGGATTAACGACATAGCCGCCATCGGGATCGGAGCCCACCGAGAGAGCCTTGCGCTCCTCGGCACCCATGACCTCCTCGCCCTTGCGGAGGAAGGTGTCAAAGGCGGCCTTGTAGCCGGCCAGGTCCGACGCGGTGTAGGTGCCGGCGAACGGCACGCCGCGGCGGCGGGAATTGGCCTCGGCCCATTCCTGCGCCTTGGCATCGAGGTTGATCTCGTTGCCCTTCTCGTCGGTCACGGTGCGATTCTGCCGCTTGACGGCGAGCACCGCCTCGTCGGCAATCTTCTGTGCCTTCTGAAGATCGGCCTCGATGCGCGCGAGCTTTTCCTCGGTCACGACATCGGCCGCGCCGCGCTTCTCGATTTCCGCGAGGCGCTGGTCATTGGTGCGCTTGTACTCGTCGAAGCCCTTGTTGAGGCTTTCGACGGCTTCCGCCGCCTTCTTGATGATTTCATCCGACATGGAATGAATCCTTTAGCTTGTTGATTTTCGAGAGGAGGGCCGAAAGGCCCTCGGTGGTGGCGCTCTCCTCGCCGGCATCCCGCCGTTTCGTGAGGCCCTTGAAGCCATGGAGCGTGATCGCCGTGGCCTCGCTCTTGCTGTATCCTGCATCTCGCAAGAACCGCTCGAAATCCCTTTCGGTGGTGATGGCCTTAACATCCGTCACCTTGGCATCGGGAAGCATCGGGAAGGTCACGAGCGAAATCTCGTAGAGGTCCACCTCCATGAGTTTCCGCACCCGGCCGTTATCGTCGGCCTGTGCCTCCACGGTGCGATAACCGATCGACATCGAATCGATGGCGCCTGCCTTGAGGAGCGCGAGGGCTTCCTTGCCCTTCTCCACCTCGGGGATGAGGCGGCCCTTGACGAACAAGCCGCGCTCATCCTCGTGCACGTCCTCCCACACGCCGATCGGCTGGCTCATGTCGTGTTGCCAAAGCATTTTCGGCCGGCGCTTGCCGAGCGATTTGACGAAAGCGCCACGCGCCACCACGTCAAGGCCCAGGTCCACCACGTCGAACACCGAGGCATAGCCCTCGAAAATCCCATCCTCGCCCGGTGCCGCCTTGAGCGAGAGCGGCAACGCCTTGTAGGTGACGTGTTGCATATGCTCCGCGTCCTTGTGCGCAAGGCGCGGCGCGCGGGCGAAAGGCGGGGCCATGAGTTTCATGGGGCGACTATACCACCGCAACCACCGCGCAACAATAACGCGAGGGGCTTAAATAGCTGATTTACTGGCGCAATATTGCGCATGTGCGGGGCGATGTGCGCACCTTTGCGCGATCGGCGGCGGCCGGCATGAGCCAAGAATGGATTGAGTATCAGGTTATGAGCGGCCGCAAGGTGGTGCGGCGGTGCGGATCGGAGGAGGCGGCAAAGGAAGCCGTTGCGGAACTGGAAAGGGGCGAGGCATGACCCCCGCCTCGCTCGCCGCATGGATGGATCGTCTCCACCTCAACAAGGTGGAGGCATCCAAGCAACTCGGCATCGCCCGCTCGACGCTCGATCGCTATCTGTCAGGGGAAACCGATATTCCCCAGGTGGTGGCGCTCGCGTGCGCGGCCATCGCCCAAGGGGTGCCGGCGATCAAGTAGGCTCACTCAAACGTCATGCCGGGCGGGGCGGGGATGATCTCGCCGCCGTCCGACATGCTGGCGAGCGCATCGGCCAAGACGCTCTCAACCAAGACTCGCTCATCTTCAGATAGCTCCTTGAGGAGCTTGGTTGCGAGAGTTTGCCGCTCCGCCTCGGGTGCCGACTCCAAGGCCGCAAAGAATTCATCGGTTGTCATGCTTTCTTGTCAGCCTCCCTAAATATCTTGAGTAATTCCGGATGAATTCGGAACCATTGGCTTTGTGGCGCGTGCATGTAGATTGCAAAGGATTCCGCGATATACTCCCGCTCATTGAGCCGTTGCCGTTCAAAAGTGTTCTTGATCTTGGAACTACTGCCACCGTATTTCGAGACAAGATATTGCCAGCCGGAATCGAGCGGCTTTTCTCGGGCGAGAAATTCATCGATGAGCTTGCCAATTCTCTTGTCCACGAGGTGCATCACATGGCCATATTCGTGATAGATGATCGCGCGGGCGTGCTCGGCCGGCTCCAACAATCCGCTATAGGTCCATGAGTATGACCCCGCTTCCATCTTGGCAAATGACGCCATGACTCGGGGATCGACCTTGCCGGCGGCCTCAAGGGTTTTCAACGCCTTCTCGGCCTCCCCTCGATAGTGTGATGCATACTTGATCGCGGTTGCCTGTTGTTTCGCATATTCCTTCACGTCACCGAATTTCACCGGCGTATGAAGGAACGCGACATTGCGCACCGCGCCTGTGTTATCGGCCATTCTGGCCAATTGAATGGCGGCATTTGCCTCCTTGATCGGGCGGATTCCGAACCGGGTGATGGGCCCTATTCCGGTGAGCGGCTTTAGGTCAAAGCGTTCTGTGACCTCCATGGAGGCACGGAGCGCGCCTTGCATCGCATTGATGTCCATCCCCTCAAGGCGGGTGTTGAGCGCGATGCCGGCGGCCTTGATGAAGGCATCCGCCTCGGCCGCAGTGGTTGGCATCCGGGCGCTTTCGTAGGCAAAGCGCGGCGCGACCTCCACCACGTCGGGAACGGCGACAAGCTCACCCGTGGGATCGGCCATATCGAGCCCATCATCCACCACATAGCCGAGCGCGCACCGGCAATTGATGACCACCTCGGGCGGCCCTGAGGGATCGCCGGGATACATGAGGAAGGCGTTGCCCACCTGGAACGGCTCCTCGGGGCCGACGATCTGGCCATTGGCCTCGGCGTGGGTGTCGCGGGTGCGCTCATCCTGTGCCGCCAGCCACTCGCGGCGGAGCGGCAAGCCGGTGAGCTTGGCCGCCTCATTTGACCCATAGTTGGCGGCGCCATGGGTTTCGGTGCGGGCGATCGCATCGGCCCGGTAGGCGGCCAAGCCATCCACCACGCCCCGCACCGAGCGGGCGATCGCGTCGGTGCCCACCCCGTCCTGATAGCCACGATCCACGGCGTTGACGATCTGGCGGCGGGTGGTCTCGGTCACGTCGGTGATGCGCCGGCGGATCGCCTCTTGCTGCACGTAGTCGAGCGCCATCCGGCGCATGGTCTCGGAGAAATCTTCCTTGCGCTCGATGACGAGGCCGGCGTGCTTTCCCTGGTCGAGCACGCGGCCGCCGAATGCCGAAATGGCGGCAATGGCCATTTGCTGGTAGGTGGCCTCCATGCGGTCGCGGAAATCGCGCGGCATCACGACGGCGTGGGTGTGCTCCCAATGCGAGACCATGGTGCGCATGGCGCCCGATAGCTCGGCCTTGATGCGGGCGCGGAACTGGCCGGCGAGGCGATCGAACAGGCGGGCTTGGCGCCGGGCCTCGCGCGCCCGGTTGCGATCAAGAAGCGCCCGCGCCATAGGCAAGCGCCTTCACCGTTGCGGGATCGAGCGGTTGCGAAGCGGGATCGGGCGGCATCGAGGCTTCCGAAAGCGGAATCTGCGAGGAGGCCACGAGCACCACATCGCCGCCCTCGATCGGGCCATAGCCCTTGAGTTGCCGGCGCTCGTTGATGGTGAGGTCGGTCGAGGCGTTGGCCATTTCCCACATCTTGAGGCGCTTCTCGGCAATCGCCGGGATCGCGTCAACGTCGGGCTTGATCTCGACGCCCTGCGGCTCACCGAGCCACGCATTCCAATCGGTCACGATCATGTCGAGGAGCGGCAAGACGGTATCTTCCCAAAACGCGAGGCGGGCCTCGGCGTAGTTGGAGAAGGTGTTATCGCCCTTGATGCCGAGCATGAGCGGCGGCACGCCGAATGCGAGCGCGATGTCACGCGCCGAGGAATACTTGGTTTCGAGGATGCCCATGTCGGTGGGCGAGAGGCCCATCTGCACCCAATCAAGGCCGCCCTCCAAGAGCATCGGCCGGCCGGCGTTGGTCGATCCCTGGTACTGTTCCTCAACCTGTGCCTTGAGGCGGTTGAACTGTTCCGGCGCCAGCGTGCCGCCATCCTTCACGGTGAGCGCGCCCGAGGGCCGCGCGCTGTTCTGCAAGAGGGCTTGCATCCATTTCATCGACTCGGTGTTCTGGTCGATCGCATAGGCGCCGGCCTCGATCGGTGACATGCCGTACCAATCGTTTAGCGGGTTGAACATGCGGATATGGCGCACGTCACATGCGAGCGTGCGCGGCTCCACCGGGAAGGTGATCGAGTTTTGATTCACCGTGTAGACATAGGCGGCCGGGACTCCGGTATTGGTCGGCGTGATCTTCATGCGGTCGGGGCGAAGCTGGTAAAGCTCGCGGGGCTTGCCGCCCACCGTGACGCGCTCCTCGTAGCCATTGCCGGCGAGAAGCAGGAACCCCACCTTGGCCCGCATGTAGTCGCCATAAGACTGTAGCGGATTGGGCCGCGCCAGGAGAGCGGCGAGCGGATGCTCGGTCAATTCCGTGTCGCCGCGATAGATGCCGAGGTGCACCGAGGAGAGCGCATCGGCAATGCGATTGATGCACTGATAGGCCACCACGTTTTTCGAGTAGGCTTCGCGCGAAAATGCCTCGTAGTTGCGGGGGCTCCATACGGGCTGGCCGGGCGTCACCACGAGCGCCGATGCGGCGCGCGAGGCTTTCGATTCGGGCGCCGAGCGGCGGAACAGGTCACGGAATCCCATTAACTAACCTCACAAGGCCCGGATGGCGGGCGTGGTCTCGGGCGCGCTCATATCAGAAATGGCACTCATCGCGGCGTCGATCATATCATCATGCTCGCCATTCGGGAACACGGAAGCCTCGGCCAGAAAATCACTAAGTAGGTCTAAATTGCGCATAAGGATCACATTTCCGCTTTGCACGAGCGGCGCGGCATCCATGGCGCGCGTCACCTTGTCAATATTGCGCGAGATCGGCAGGATTGGGATGCCCTCGCGCTCAAGGCGTTGGATGAGCCCCGTGCCCGACACCTTGTCCTCGACCTTGAAGGCGCGAAGCGTGCCCATGTCTGCAACCGCCCTGTGCTTGTTCCAGAACGCGCGCGCCACCTCCTCAAGCTCGGGCGCCGCCCATTTGCCGCGGATCATGTCAAGAAGGACTAGCTGCCGGTCAACCGTCATGCCCCAACACTGGAACACGCTGAAATCGTTCTGTTCCTTGGTCTTTTGCGCGGTGTCGGCGTAGATCACCCGGTGGCGCACGAGGGGCGGCACGTCGAGGAAGCGCCACCACTCATCTTTGAAGATGCCGCCACCCAGGGGCGCCGGCCGCTGCAAATACTGGCCGGCGAACACATAGGCGGATTTCGACTCCAATCGATCGAGCATGGAATCGGGGAACTTGACCGGCCAGAATGAGCGCCCTTGCTCGTCGCGGGCCGGGATATTCACATGCTCCCAAGGCTCGCCGGTGCCGCCACCCAGGAGGAAGCCGGCCAAATCCTTCTCGTGCAATCGCTGCATGATGACGATGATGGGCGCTTCCGGCCGGTTGAGGCGCGACTCGATCGTGTTCTGATACCAATCGATGACGTTTTGGCGCTTCACCTCCGAGGTGGCTTCGTTGGCCTTGTGCGGATCGTCAATGATGAGCGCCCCGCCAAAGCCCTCGCGCACCTTGCCCGCGCCATAGCCGGTTATGGTGCCATAAGCACCCGTCGCGTAGACAATGCCGCCGGCGGTGGTGCGGAACTCATCCTTGGCCTTGGAATCGTCTTGGAGGCCCACCCAGGGGAAAATCTGGCGGTAGGTCTCGTGTTGCATGATGGCGCGCACGTCATAGGCGTTGGCGGTGGCGAGGCGCTTGGAATAGCTGGCATGGATGAACTCGGCATCGGGCTCAAGCCCCATCGTCCACGCGATGAAGGCTTTGACGGCCAGTTCCGTCTTGCCCGAGCGGGGCGGCACGTTGATGATGAGCCGGGTGATCTGGCCGAGATAGACGCGCTCCAACACCTCGCAAATGCGCTGCTGGTGCCAGTTCTCGAGCATTGCCACCTTGCGGCGGGCGTGAAAGGTGGTGCGCGCGAAATTGTAGAGGCGCCCCACCGATCCCGCGATTTCATGGGCGCTGAGACGACTTGTCATCGTGGAGTTTCGAGAGTGCCTTGATCACCTCGGCCTGGACTGGCTCCCGCTGCAATGAGCCGTCCTCATTGGATATGTCCACGGTTTCCTTCCACCGCGCGCGCGTCTTGAGCCAGAAAATCATTGACGCGGTGTCTCCACTCATCGCCTTTTTGTAGAGCGCGCCCCCCACATTTGCGTTTGCAATGTCCCGCGACTGAGTCAGTTCCTGCTCATAGTGAAGCTTGAGGGTGTTGACGCAAATACCGATAATCCTGGCAATCGTCTCATGTTGAGTGCCCACCATGGCGTGGAGGCGCACTGTCTGCCGGGTGGCATCGGTGGGTTTGTGAGGCGGGCGGCCGCCGAGATTCTTGCCATCCCTGCGCTTGGCTGTTTGCTTGCTCATTTGGCTGCCTCCAATTCCGCGCGCTTGGCCGCAATCGCGTCGGTGTAGCTGCCTGCGCCGTCCGCTGCGGCGTCATAGCGCGCCGCTGATATATCCTCGAATGTGCGGCCGTCGCCTTCAAGGACTGCCTTCTCGCCGGTGAAGTCCTGCCACCGCTTGATGGCGACATCGACATAAGGCGGGTTCAGTTCCATTGCGTAGATATGGCGGCCCGTCATCTCGCCGGCAATGATCGTGGTGCCGGAACCGGAGAAGGGTTCATAAATTGCCTGGCCGGGACTCGAGTTGTTCTCGATGGGCCGCTTCATGCACTCGACGGGCTTCTGGGTTGAATGCCCCGTCTCGGATTTCGCGGGCTTGGAGATCTGCCACAGTGTGGTCTGCTTGCGGTCACCCGCCCAGTGTCCCGTCTTCCCATCTCGCACGGCGTACCAGCACGGCTCATGCCGCCAATGGTAATCGCCACGGCTGAGGACCAGCTGCCCCTTGTCCCAGATGATCTGTGAACGGAGCTTGAAGCGCGAGGCGAGCAGGCTCTCGCCCACCACGCCCGCGAACAGACCAGCGTGCCAGACGTAGGCGACGTCGCCGGGGAACAGGTCCCAGGCAGCCCGCCAGTCAGCATTGTCATCGTTCAGGACCTTGCCCTTGGCCATCCCCTTGCCGGCGACGCCAGCGCGGTTCCGCCACTCCGGATCGTACTCAACCCCGTAGGGCGGGTCGGTCACCATGAGGTGGGGCGAGACGCCAGCCAGCAAGGCCGCCACGTCATCGGCGCTGGTCGAGTCCCCGCAGCGGATGCGATGCTTGCCCAGGAGCCACGTATCCCCTGGAACCGTCACCGCCCTTGCAGGCGTCTCCGGCACTGTATCGGGGTCCGTAAGGCCCTGCGTCTTATCGGCAAGAAGGGACTCGATCTCCCCCAGGTCAAAGCCGGTCAATGCAAGGTCAAAATCAAGCCCTTGCAACTCCGCTAGCTCGACCTTGAGCATATCATTGTCCCACCCGGCATCGAGAGCCATCCGGTTGTCCGCTATCACATAGGCGCGTTTCTGCGCCTCCGTGAGGTGGCTTGCCTCGATGCACGGCACATCCTTGAGGCCGAGCTTGTGAGCGGCCAGCACCCTCCCGTGGCCTGCGACGATGCCATTCTTCCCGTCCGTCACCACGGGATTGATGAACCCGAATTCGCGGATCGAGGACGCGATCTTGGCAATCTGCGCCTCGGAATGGGTGCGGCTGTTCCGCGCGTACGGGATCAGGTCGGCTGTCGGTATTGGCTTATATTTGAGCATTCTTTTATATCCGTCAAAAACTGTCCTACGCGGCCGCCTTCATCCGGCTGATCTGTTCCGTGGCGAGCCAGATATAGCGAGGGATCGGGTGTTTTCCGATCTCGTAGGCGCGGAAGGTGTTGCGGGCGATGCCAAGGGCTGCGGCGGCCTCGCGCTTGGAGAGGCCCAGGCCATGGCGCCACGCGGTGATGGCCTCGGGTGTCATGTAGATGACGGGGGGTGGCATGGTGGTCATGCGGCTTTCTCCTCTGAATTGGTCTTGGCGGCGGTAGCAATTTCGGCGGCGATGCGCTGGCCGATCCACCTCATGCATGGAACGGCCATCGAGTTCCCGAGCGCCTTGTAGCGCGGGCCATCGGGGCACTGGTCGGCGGGCTTCCCGCGCCAGGGGATTGCCGTGTAGTTGTCGGGGAAGCCTTGCAATCTTTCCGCCTCTTTGGGCGTTAACCTGCGAACCGCCATTGTTGGTGTGTCCTGATGTGGCAGGACCGGCAAAGCCTGACCAAGTTGTCTGGCGAGTTGTTGCGCCAGTTCTCGTCCTTGTGGTGAACGTCCGTCCGGCCCGTCTTCCCACAGTGTGAGCAAGGCCCCGGTGGGCAAATCTTGCGGGCGTGATAGTGCGCCGTCATCCAGCCAGCGTCCTGCTTCACGGGCCGCGCGGCGAACGCCGCGCCCATACACGAACGCCCGCAGAACTTCCGGCGATTGAAGTGTATCAAGTATTCCAAATCGCCATTGGGCAAACGCTTCCTCTCCAACTGCGTCCCGCAATGCTCGCAGTGTCGCAATGGCGTTGATTTCTTGTGTGCTGGCATCACTATCTCCATGATTGATTACCGCCACGCACGGCGCGGCATCGCCCTTCCCCGTCCCGCCCGACTGGGCATTGAGTGCGTTGACGACATCGCCCATGCCGCCCCGCCCGTTCCGCGCGATGCGCGTCTGGAAGGCGTAGGCTGCCACCCCGTGCTGTGCGCCTGCCTGCAGTGTGAACATCGGATCGCCGTCCTGTCCGATGCCGATCCCGGCGCGCGGATCATCGGTCGAGACGCCCGTGCGCTTGCCGACCTCCTGCAACGGAAAGGCCACCGCCATCTGCCCGCCTCCGTTGGCATGGCTCGCATCGTGCGGCATGGCGCGGAGTGTGGGTGCCAGCTCTTCGGTTGCATCCCCACCATGGTCCTTCGCGGAGAAGGCAATGGCCGGGGGCTGGCCGCCCCCGTTGCTGCCGACCTTCAGCGGCGGCGATACATCCGGCGGCGGGAAGTTGTTGCACCGGCTTTCTGTCGAATGGAAGGCCTGCACCGGCACCAGCGGCGTGCCGCGGCCCGTGCCGTCCTCCGAGGCGTCGAAGCCTTCCGCCTTGAGGGTGTGGGCAACCTCATCGAAGCCGCACCCGATTGTAGGGATCAGCGTTTCGGTCTCGGCATCGCATCTGCCCATCCCTCCCGCATTGAGACACATCGAAAGTTGTGGGGACAAACAGTCCTGCCCCCCCCGTATGTGCTGATCTTCAAGGCCCTGCTTCTCGCCAAATGCGGCGTTCAACGTGGGGGCGAGGTCTGCGGGCCAGCCTTGCTGGATCACTCCCCCATCGCAGTCGAAGTCGGTTCCGAGGCCACCGCCGCCAAGGCTGCGTGCAGCATCGGCGGCAGCGTCTTGCCGCGCTTCGCGGCGCGGCGGAGAATCCCGGCGCAGGCCTTCGAACTCAAGAAGAACCGCGGCGGGATCGAACCCTTCTCTAGCACTTGCGACAACGAACACACGGCGGCGTCGTTGGGCCAAGCCGAAGTATTGGGCATCGAGGACGCGCCACGCGACTGTTCTTTGGGGTCCAGCAACCACACCCGCGTCAGTCCATTTCCCTCGGGGCGGAACGTAGGGGG